ATAAGAAGTATTTATCGTACCAACCAGACCAACCTTTTTCCATAAGGTGGTGCATTTGACCTAAAGTACAAATACTGTAATCTTTTGGTTTCTCGTAGAGATAATCTTTAATAGACGGACAAACTGGCTCATAAGTATCATAATAATTAATCTCTTCAAAATAAAACTCATCACTACCTCTTTTATAATATTCTAGGTTTTCATCTTCATAGATTTTAAATGTATTCCAAATATAAGATACATCACCAGTCCATGAAACAATAGATGAATTTAAAGGTGTATGGGCAGGCTCTCGCCACCATGTATCGTCTAATAAAGTAAAATACTTTCTAACTAAATTAGGTAGTTTGTCAAATATCACAACATCTAAATCAAAGTATAAGTTTTCGCCGTCTTTAAACTTACTATACATTTGAAGTTTGTTAAAAACATTGTTATACGGATTGTCTGTGATAACTTCAAAACTATCATATTTTAGACCTGAATAAGTGTCTATCATATGTTTTAAATTATCTACATGCCAATCAGTAAACTTATCACCAAACTTACAACAAATTATTCTCACTTAATTTCTTTCACTTTAACATGTCTTACTCGCATAGTGTTAATTTTAATATCTGCTTTTTTTGGTACAACATGCCATTCACCATAAGGGTCTTGCATTTGTTCACCACCGTGTTTTGTAATATCTACAATTTTAATTTTTCTAAATGGTTTACCGTTTTCGTTTTTCTCTAGTGTCAAATCTGTGGCTAAATTACTCCCATTACCGGCACCAAGAGCTATTTCAGTTTGGTCAGATTCCCAACGCTCAACTCCTTTTTTAGGATAACCTATGCCTATACCGTATGTTATTTTTTTTCTGCCTGCTTTGACATCATCTAATATTCCTAATTTTTTCTCCCAAAATTTATCACCGTTTATATCATTATGACTTTTATTACAACCTGTAGCAAAACCTATTTTTGCAGCCGCTCTCATAACTAATCCCATTGCAATACCTATACTCACATATGCATTTTCCCAACGAGCAGCTACTTCATTTCCCTTTAGGGTTCCGTCTGCATTACAATTTAATTTTGTGTCAGGTTCTTTTGCAACAAACAAAATATACATGTTAGCATTCATTTGTGAATTTTGCCAAGTTGATGGTGGTGTACGATTATGTGTACAACCCCATGTGTACTTTGATAATTCATCTAATACTTTTCTATCGGCCGTCCAATAAACATCATAGTAAGCTTCATGTTGTTTTGAAGGAGAATTTTCGGCAGTCCACAGTAAATAATCAATCACCTCTTCCATCATAGGTTTTGAATGGTCCCAAACTCTTTGACATTTTTGTATCTTTCTTATAATATCCATTTCTTCATTCCACTCATAAAACATATGTTTAATATCCTCTTCTTTTCCGTTTCTTAAAGCGACTAATTCTCCCCATACTTTTTGCCACTCGTCCATTACTTCCAATTCTCCTTTATAAAAGGTTGATTATGTTCGTGTATTGTTTTACCTGGTCCAGGAAAGTGTAATACTTTTATATATTTATGAGGTTTATCTAATATCATATAGTCTGTATTACACTCTTTAGAATACATTTTATTTAACTCTATGTTCTCTTTAAGGTCATTTGTATATTTACCTAACCATTCTTTTGGTGTGTTTGTTAGTTTTATATTATGTTCTTGTACTTTCCAATCTACATAGTTTTGTTCACCATAATATTTGTAATGTACATCACCTTTATTGTAATAATGCATTTGCCAATATTCTGGATTTAAAGAAAAGTCGTCCCATATTTGCTTTAAACTGCCTGATTTAAACTTATAAAATCCACCTTGTAGTTTTAAGTTATTATCCCACCATGAATTGTATGATATTAACTCATTCTCTTGTACAGGAAAATCTAAAAGGTCATCTACATTACCTATAATTACTTGGTCTATATCCATAATGATAATATCATCACCAGGTTTTTGATATGCAAACTGTGGACTAAAGTATTTTAATTTATGCCAATGTTTCTTTATATCACTATGATGATTAAACGGCAATACAATATCAGCTTCGACATCTGTATCACTAATACATACAAACTCGAATGGTATAGTAGAGTTTCTTTTTAAACTTCTATATAATTTACTTACATAATCGGGTGTATAAAAACCTTCAAAATATACAGTACATATTTTAAGCATAGTTTCTCCAGACTAAATCAAAGTCTTTACAAATACAATGTACTAGTTTTGTATCTTTAGGAATAAACTTTTGTTTATCTAAAAAATAATGCCATTTATCATCAAGCCATTGTATCTCTATATTATTGACTTCTCGTTTAAATGAAAAGATTGTTTCATTATCATATCTAAACATATCAATAATATTTTGAGGATATAAACCACTTGTATCGGTTCTTAACTCTGTCATCAAGTCAATTGTATCTTTAAACCCACCAAAGAAATCTAATTTTTGTATATCTTCTTTTCTTGCACCAATAATACCTGTATTAATAACATCATTCTTAGGATTTAAACCATGTTCTAATAACATGGCATGGCAATTATAATACTTTGCTGATGGACTTCTAATACTATGATTTACTCTTACATTTTTAATTACATGTTCATTATTACTATACACACAAATACCTTTTGATAAATCCCATGCATTAAAAAATGATTCATTTGTGAATGGTATAACATCAAAATCTAGGTATAATATCTCATCATACTTTTTAGATAACTCATATAATAGATGTATTTTGTAAAAGTTAATTATTTCATAACCAGTAAAATCTGGATAATCCTTTAAAAAGTTTTGTTCAAATGTTTTGTATTGGTCATCATATTCAAACATTACAAAGTCTGCCTCACAATACTCGGCATATGTAATTTTAGTTTCAATTAATTTATCATAGTGATTTTTAAATGCATTGATTGTTACATTTGCCTTATCTACTGTATCATGTTTGTTTTTAGAATCACCAAAATGTTCTTTAGCTGGTACATCAACATACAAACTATAGATTACCCTTTTCATATCTTTCCTACCAATGTAAATCTAGTTCCTCTATCGTCTGGTATTTCATCTTCTATTAATACCTCTGCTCTATCTGGCAACTGTTTCTTAAATTCTTCTATATTATTAACACAGTTTGTATGTGTTGGTATATCAAACATTGCGTTAGATTGAAACGCAAAGTAAGCTGGTGAAACTCTATCCCACCATGGATTTTTATATGTTGGTGCTGGTCCCCATTCTTTCATAGGTTTCATATGTTCACAACTTGTATTGATAAACAAATCGGCAGTTTTATATTGGTCTCTAAATTCAAATACATCACCTGTAATAAAATCAATATCTAAATCTTTAAATAGATTATATTTTGCCCTACTAATAACTTTAGGGTCTAGGTCAATACATGTAATCTTTTTAACATCATCATAAAATGCTGGTATTAATATACTACCATACCATGAACCAAAAATAACTATTTCAGAGTCTTTATTTAAAATATTAAGACTTCTAATATGATTAATCAAATTTAGTTTTGATAAAAATTGATTAGGACTATATGAATCTAACAAGTCTTTGTCTTCTCTGACCTCTCTCATAGAAGAAGAAATCAAGTTTGTTATTATATTTTGTAATGTTTTTTCGTTTATAGCCATCTTACAATTTCATCAATTTCAGGTTTATAATCTAGTTTATCTTTTCCCCACTCTTTTAATACATCTCTTCTATATTTTTCAGCGTATCCCACACTCACCATCAATATGGGTCTTTGTTTTACTTGATGTAAGCCAAGTTTGTGCCAAAGTTTAACATCTCTTTTGAAACATGAATTGTATGACATATCTAAACCTAAATCGAGTAAATAATTTGTCAGATTAGCTGCAAATATACCAACTTCAACAGCAACAGAGTCTATGATATGATTTATATTCTCCTCATAACCTTGGTCGAAAAAATGACCGTCTTTAACTTTTAACTGATAAAAAGGATTTGGTTTTGCTACTCTACTATGTATTGTTAACAGATATGGATTGTATTTTATATGTTCATAAAAAGGATTTTGTTCACCTCTTTGTGTTAAAGTCGCTTGACCTTTTTTTACAGCTCTTTCTTCAGCATGTCTGTGATTTTTAACACACAAACTGTGTATTGCTTCTTTGTGAATTTGTTTATCAGGACCCCATACAAGAACCTCATAAGCCATTGCGTTATTTTTACCTGGAGTTGTTTTCCAGGCTTTCCATAAAGCGTTTTCAATTAATTGTTTTTCTGGTATTTTGTCACTATACTTTCTAACATGTTTTCTTTTTGTTTCTAATAAGTCAAAGTGTTTCATTTTTTATTCCCAATTTACAATTGTTTCTAATTTTGGTTTATAATCTTTTTTAGTCATTCCATTTTTCTCAAGGTTTTGATATCTGTAATAATCACCGTAACCTAAAGACATTAATAAGATAGGTCTCTGGTCAACAAAAGGAAGATTCTTCCACATATTGATATCTCTAGGAAAACAAGCTGTATAAGAAACATCTATATTTTCTTCCATGCAAAATAGAGTTAAATGGCTTATAAACATTCCTACTTCAATAGCTGTATTGTCAACTATGTCTTCAACAAATTCAGGATACATCTCATGTGCTACATGGCCTTCCGTTATTGCCTGTTTTACAAAATCATTTGGTTCACATACTCTTGATGTAATAACTAATAAATGAGAATTGTTTTTTATATGATTATAATACTGATTAGGTTTTCCAGAAAATCCAACTCCTTGACCATCTTCTTTTGCTTTATTTTCACTTTCAGATTGTTTAGCAACAAGTTTTTGCCATACTAATTCTTTTTCAACAGTTTTAGTATTATCTAATACATTAATTTTATAAGCCATGAAGTTATTTTTTGATGATGTTGCTTTCCATGATTTTTCTAATAGAATATCTAAAACTTCATTTGCTATTTGTTTATCTTTATATTTGACAACATGTTTTCTTTTACACAATAAATCTAGTGTGTTCATATTATTCCTTTACAATTATCCAATCGTTAATAACTAACATATCTAATGATGTTTTTTTAAATGTTCTTAATGCCTGTTGTGGTGTTTCTACAATAGGTTCTTGACAATTAAAACTTGTATTTAATAACATAGGTATGCCTGTAATTTTATAAAACTCATTAATTAAATTATACAACTTACCATTAAAATTTTTATTAACAGTTTGTATTCTTGCTGTATTATCAACATGAGTTATACCTGGCACTTTATCAGATTTAACTTTACATATTCTACTCATATAAGGACTAGGACTATTTGTATCAAAGTATTCTTTATAATGTTCTTCTAATACAACTGGTGCAAATGGCCTAAAGTCTTCTCTCATTTTTATAGTGTGATTAATAATATCTTTTATATTAGGATTTCTAGGGTCTGCTAATATACTTCTATTACCTAATGCACGATTGCCACTTTCTGATTTACCTTGAAACCAACCAACAATCTTGCCATCAGCAATTGCTTGTGCTACTTCTTTATAGTTTACTCTTTTATCTCCTGTGTAATCATATTCTTTACCAGCAAATGTTTCTGATACATGTATATTATTGTTTAGAGTATAATCAGCATGTTGATAGGCACCAATGGCTTGTCCTTCATCACCAACAGCAGGTGGTAAAAATACATTTTGATAATGTTTAGTAAACTCTTCATTCATATATCCGTTATATGCAACACCACCAGCAATACATAAATTATCACAAGACTTTAAAGGATAAACAAACTCTTTTATTTTATCAATAGTAAATTCTTGTAGTGTATAAGCTAAATCATTAATATTATCTAGTCTGATATGTTTAAACTTTTCTTGTTTCTTTTCTGTAATAGGTCCGTCTAATATTATTTCAAACAAGTTATAATAGTAATCACTATGTTGACCATAACCTACCTTACCCATAAGTTTACTTGCACCTAATGTTCCAAAACCTGTGAGATTTGACATATGATTCCATAACCAACCTATCGGTAACTTGTCTGATAAGTCTATCATCTTTTGTTCTTTATCAAAAAACACACATCTATATTTTGAACCTATACCATCAATGGCCAGAATATCTGACTTATCAAAACCAGAATTTAGAAAGGCGTATGTAGCATGAGATTGATGATGGTCGATATAGTAGATGTTATCTTTTAAATAAAAATCCCATAGACTTTTTGGTTCATAATCAAATACATCTTTTGGCAATAAATCTCTACACATTCTAATACCACCATAAGTGTAAGTGAATGCTAGAATATCATCTGCCTTTTTAAAATACTCTTTTACAAAATCATCATTTAAACGATAATCAGCTGGGTTTAATATGTCTGATTGATGAGCATATGCTTCAGCATGATAAGGTAGATTATGTTTAAATCTAGTTTCTCTTTCTCGTTGATTGTGCCATACACCATCATATGTATTATGGTCGTGTAGATTTAAGGCAACAGCGAATATCTTTCTCATTCTAATAGATTCCCATACTTGCTCATTGGAAAATGACCCTTTGGTTGCACCCATTCAGTACAGGTTTTGCAATAATTCTCATACTTGAACAATCTGAAGTTCATCATCTTATCTATGTTCTCCTGCGTTAGGTCAAAGGTTTTTGACAATTCTTTATTATTAGCAAACTTCTTACTGCAATGTACAATATGTCTTTTTTCAAAGTCAATAACAGGCACCATCGGAAAAGAAGCACACATTTTACGGTCAATTTCAGCAGCCTGAATAACATCTGTAAACTCTGGTGACCTGCCGTTAAATGCTTTCCACATTGTATTCTTGTGGTCTAACTTGTTCATCACTTCTGGATATTTGTCTTTGTATTTGTAGAAGTTTGGTGTTCGTACAACAACATTATAATTATTAAAATCATTCTCTGGTATATAATCAAAGTTACCTAGTTTTGTAACTTCGTTTTCATACCAATCTAATATGTTATGTTCAACATATAGAATATCTTTGTCTTCTAATATCTCTGGATATCTCTTACGAACAAATGAGTTTGACAAAACGGAACAGACATGGTTTGGATTCTTTTTAACTTCATCAATAACTTCTCTTAAATTTTTAATAAGGCCTGGTTCACCACCTAGTAAACATACTCTTATTTTGTAGTTTCTTAAATAGTGTAATGTTTGTTTCAAGAAATCCATATCAACTGTTAAGTTTCTCATTTCTAAAGTATAACTTGTACAGTAATGACAATTCTTATTACACGACATAGATAGAAAGAAATCTATCGCTAAATAATTTTGTTGTATTTCTTGTAATGTTTTCATTGTATCAGTTTAAAAAATAGTTTAGTAAAAGCAATCTTCAATTTATCTGGTGATTTGAAAGATGTTTCTTCAAGGTAATTTGGCATAGTATATAACTTTTCTATAATGTAATCGTAAATATCTTCCGTTTCTTTTGTTATTAAGTTATGGTCAATCTCATAATCGCCAACCAAATCTTTCATGTTTTGACATAATACAATAGGACACCTATCAGTAATATCAACCATATTGCCGTTGTCATCTACCTTCCAAAATTTTGAATAAGATTTATTATGTTCTATCATACCAATATTAATATAGTATTAACAACTTTGTTAATTTCTTCCTTCGTCATGTAAGGGTGTATAGGTAATGATAGAATAGTATCACAAACTTCTTGACTAATCCATTTATCTTCTTTTCTATGAGGTATATTATTCCACATAGGGTATTCTGATAATGGTCTTTCATAATGTACCGTAGCACCTAGCTTTTCTTTTACTTTATCTCTTGTTTCTTTATCTTTAAATCTTACCACATATTTGTGATAGTTATGATTTAATTCTGGTGGATTATCTTGTACAGTTACCACATCTTTTAATGCGTCATCATATAGTTTGGCAACGGCTTGTCTTTTCTCAATGTACCAATCTAATTTGTCAAGTCTGTAATTAATAACTTCAGCATTGAACAATAACATTTTAGAATTATAACCTAACATTTCATGTTTACCATGTTGTCTTAACTTCTTAAATATTTCTGTATCACCATCTGTTACAATTGCACCACCGCCAGCTATGCCGGCAATAACTTTATTATCGTTAAAACTTAATGTACTAATATCACCTATCGTACCGGCAGCAACACCATTATAACTAGAACCTAGGGCTTGGCAAGCATCCTCTATAAAAAGAATATCTTTTGCTTGACAGAATTTTTTGATTCTGGTAGTATCTGACATGTTGCCGAATAAGTGAGGATATATTAATGCTTTTACTTTACTTTTAAATCCTTCTTTTGGCGTTTTAGGACCGTACAGTTTTCTAATGCTAGATATATTCATATGCATAGAAATTGCCTCAATACTTGTAAACACAGGCGTTGCACCTGTCATAGCTATGACACTTGCTGTTGATATCCATGAAAAATTGGATACAAGTACCTCATCACCTGGACCTATACCTCTACTTAATAAGGCAAAATATAATGCGTCTGTACCATTAGCACAGGCAACAACATTTCTACCTAATCGTTTTGATAATTTTTTTTCAAGAAACTCGATATTGGTTTCTTGTTTCTTTTGCATAACTCTATCAAAGAGAGCTAAGTATTCTTCTTTGTTTGCTAAGTAATCTTTATCCCAACCTGTCATATATAAACTCCGCTATTTTTTCATGTCCTTTTCCATTTGGATGAAAATCATATTTTGATATTATTAAATCGTTTCTATTATCTCCGTTTTTGTAAAAAAGAGTTTTATCTTCTATAGTGTGTCCTCCGAAACCTTTTGATGGTGGATAACCTATAAAATTTTTAGTGTCTATAAGTTTCTCATATTCTAAAAATAAATTAATACAATTCATATAATCTTTATCTGTAACATTATCGTACTTATAATTTTTTTCAAAATTAGGAGTATCTAAATTTTGTACAATTTCATAATCAGTTTTAGATAAACCTTTAAGATATCCTTGAAAAGGTGATATCATTTGAAATTGTTTATATGATAAATTATACCTTTTACACAAATTTTCAAGTGAGATATAATGACGAAGTGTGTCTTTTATCCAATAAAATATATCACCATTTCTACCCAGTCTTTTGTTTCTCCACATCATATTTTTATGAAATTTATCCGAATGACTAATTTTAGCTGGTGTTAATTTAACAAAAGTTTCATAGTCTTCTCTATGTACTTGTGACCAAGCTGCTAATACCAAACCAATTTCATCTTTTGGTGTTCTTGTAATTTCTTCTAGTAATGTGCTATAGATGTAATTATTTCCGGCACCATTAGCGCCTAAATTAATACAATCCATATTTAATTTTTCGGCTAATAACTCTGGCCATTTAGGAAAGGAACAATCAACATCTGGTGCTGACAACGATTGAAAATTCTTATCAGTAAAACTACAACCACTCACTATTAATTTTTTCTTCATCATATACTCTTTATTAAACTTACAAGTATATTTATATTGTTTTTATATATCTGTTCCGTGGGCGTAGGCCTATTCCAGTAAACAGGACCACCATCTTTTATATTCATATCTCTTACATACTCTACATTTTTACCTAACCATTTAAACTCTACAAATAGTCTAGGCGCTGGGTCAAAGTTAGGTTTTGTATAAACATATGTTTCAAATTTACCTAATATATTTTCAATAGGTGCAAATAGATTATTTAATTTAGGATTAATCCACTTTTTGTTGTATGTAACAATACCATGGTCTGGATATTTGTCAATATGTTTTTCAATCTCTTTGTAATATATCTCATTTGTACCTAAAAACAAATGTTTATATTGTATATCTTTTACAATAGGTTTATATTCATCAAAGTTAATTATTTTTTCATACTGAATACCGACACCGTTTGGATAAACATCATGGTCGCATAAGTCATAAACCTTTTTAGGTTTAAAATACTCTAACGCTAATTGGTAATCTTTAGGATGGTTTTCTGAATAGACTGCTACAATGTTATTCTTAAATAATAATCGTAGAGTTAACAGTTGGTCTTTTGTGTATTTGTGTCTGTCTAGGTATGGCAAAGTAATCATACTTCTACCTAAAACAAATGTTATTTCACTAGAGGCTGGTGTATAATCATCAAACACCACATTTTCATATGTCTTATATTGGTCTTTAAGAGATTTTGTGTAATCATCTTTTGTAAAATCAGGATGAGGTATAATAATAACACGACTTTTTACACCTTGATTATTTAAATAACAACAATGCTCATAACTATATCTTAATAATCCGTCACCAGGTTTACCTGTACATACTATATTCATTCATGTTACTCAATCATGTCAAAGACGGCTCTAAAAAATTCAATTTTATTTTTTGCTTGTCGAATTTTCTTTTTACCTTCTACATTATCAGATTCACTAACTTTTTTTATGTTTTCAAATGCAGCTATTTTCAAGGCAAACAAATGGTCTTCATTATCTTGTTGTTTTACTATAGCGTCAAGAATATTTTTAAAGTATTCATCATTGCCTTCTTCTTTAGCAATAGAAGATAGCATACCACTATCTTTGGCAATTCTCATCACCTGCTCTTCAAATAATCTACCTTCTTCTTTTTTCTTATTATGTGTGTCTTCGTGTAATTTGTCTATCGTAATTAACTCCATAAGCTCTTTGAACATATGGTTGTTTTCGTCATACGGTATAATTGTAGGTATTAAATTTTTACCGTCATCACTCTTTGTTAATACTTCAATATTCTTTCTATCATTGTCTATAAATGAAGCTTCTATGAAGTTATCTTTATTGAACATTTTTATTCTCCTCTATATAATTATATAAATTTGTTTTTGCATACCAGCCAAGACTATTTAGTATTTCTGTATTGGCCGTATTGTCCAATCTTTCAGTTTCATCAGCAATCCTGCTTTCGTAATCAATTTTAAAATAATCTGCAATATCAACAAGTTTATTAGATATGCATGTACCGACATCTATAACACCTCTTACATCATTATGTAAAACGGTATCTATTGCTGATACGACATCATCAACATGTATAAAATCTCTTATATGATTTACATTTAAATATTGTATGTCATTCCTTAATATTTTAGGTATTAACATTGTTTCTCTGGCACCAGGTCCATAGACAGTTGTAAATCTCATACCTAGACTATTAGGATGTTCTAGTTGTTCCATAGCATACTTACTCATAGCATATGGATTTTGCCAAGGTTCATAAGCAGTTGATGAACTTGCATAGATAACTCTTTTAGTTTTATAGAAATCAAATATTCTCTGACTTCCTATTACATTTGTTTTCCAATATTCTGTTGGTTTATCTAAACTATCTCTCACGCCAGATAAACCTGCTAAATGTATTACTGTTTCTATATTGTGAGGAAAATCACAAGACATAATATCATGTCCTGTTAACTTATCTAATGTGATAATTGTATGGTCTTTTTCTTGTAGGTATTGTAATAACCTATTGCCAATAAAGCCTTTATGTCCTGTTAATAATATATTCATTTTTCATTACGATTTATTAATTCTCAAATAATATGTGTTTGCTGTTACGACTGAACCGTTTGGAAACTCTTGCGCTCTATAATCGTCTGCGTTTACAAATCTTGTTTGGTAATTACCTGAACCATTTAAAATTGTATCTGCCATACCAGAACCTCTTGTGTTACCTGTACCTGAAGTACCTATGTTATAACTTATACTATAACCGTCAGTTGAAGAGGCCGCTGTATATCTTATCCATTCTTGTATTAAAGATTCAAAAGTTGCTTCTGGGAAAATTTGTAAATTGTTTCCAGCGTTCATAAAAAACGGAGCAGTATATGATGTATCTGAACCGTCAACTGTATATAGATAATAGTTTGTTATTGTTGTAGGTTGGTCTAATGTTTCTCCAATACCACCTGCTGTATAAGCTGCTGTATCGGCTCTTGTATCTGAAAATATAGGTGTAGCAGAGACTCTTGTCGAACCTGTTTCACTCGTATTTGCTGATATCCAATGTGTGCCTGCTTGTTGTGATGTAGTTGTGCCAGCAGACAACAAATCTATTGCTGGGTGTAAAAAGGTATCTTTTACATCTTGTAAATTCATTGCTTGAATTTGACCACTTGAATTATAATATAGAGGCCAAGTTGTACCTGTGTCAGCAGTAGGTGATACCGAAGAACTTGTTGAAGTTAACTTATCGTATGTTACGGTTACTGTGCTTGGCTCGGCTGTTGTCGCCTCACTAGGGAATGCCGTTGCACTTGATGAAGCTGCGCCTGCCTGTTTTCTAGTATCAGTAATGGCGTCTAAAGAACCACCTGAACCAACAACAGATAAAGATACACTAGGATTTAATGAATATTGATATACAATTTGGTCGACAATTTCGCCCACCATAGCTGTTGACATTTCTTGAATGTTGCCTGCATTGTTGTATAACGGAGCCCTTACTGACATGATTTAATCCCATTTTTAAGCACCAGCGCCATACAATGTCTTTAATACAGTACCAGATGAATTTAATATTTGTAATGTTACTAGAGTTTTAAACTCATTTTGACCAATGGAATCTGGTGCCATCATTGACTCTGTAATAGCGTCTGTTGAACCTGTTGTAATAATTGTTCCTGATTCGTCTGGTAGAGCAATTGTTCTATCAGCTGTTGGGTCGATTGCATATAATGAAGTTTCTGAACTATCAGGTGTAGAACCCTCAAATATAAAACCACCTGTTCCGGTTGTTGCCGTATAATAATGGCCGTCTGTCGATAAATTAATTGCACCAAAATCAATAAATGTGTTTGCTGATGAAATTTTATCTAATGTTAATGTTTTTCCTGCCGATAGAGCTACAGAGTCATCAATTAATAAAGTAGTTGAATCAGTAGAATTGATTGTGTTACCTGAAAACTGTATAGTACCTAATGTATGTGTACCACCCGTACCTGTAATACTATTACCTGTGATTGTACCAGTTGTAGTTAAGTTTTCATCACCAAAAGATATTGAACCACTTGAGTCTGTAATAGAGCCATTTGTTAAAGACATATTACCAGTTGATACAGTTGGTGCTGTAACAGAGGTTGTGATAGAAACTGCACTAGGTAATCCAATTGTTAATGTGTCAACTGCACTAACAACAGCTTCAATTTCATTTGAAGTACCAAATATTCTTAAAACATCACCACCACCAATTAACTGTTGTGTTGATGAGGCGTCTTCAATTTTAAAACCAGCCGTAGATGTAGCAATACTAATAGTTTCATTCATTGCGTCAACTAGATTAGTTGCCGTAATTGAACCTGTTAAGTTTGCAATATCACCAAAATCTTGTGAGTTTAGATTGTTAAACTGCGTTCTAAAAGTTTCTAGTGTATCTGTTGCTAATATTTGTCTAATTGCCATTGATTAACTCTTTTATTAAACCTTTAATTTCTCTTAATTCATTCTTTAGATTATTTATGTCTTTTACCGCTGTTCTAATTTGGTCGCCATGTTGTTCTCTTGACCTCACTCTTTGCATATAAATATCATATTCAGTTGTGTTAGTATTAACAATACCACTAGAAGTAACTTCTCTAACTAAATGTGTATGTCCTTCTACTTTTAATCTAGCACTCATATTATACCGCCAAAGCTATTCCTCTTAAATCTTTTACTCTAGGTGCATGTGCTGAATTAGTACCTTTCATAACAATCTTAATTTGAAATGCTGTGAAATCAGGTATTGCACTTGCACTATATTTGTATTCTTTAAATTGATTATTAGATTCTGCTGGTGCAACTGTAGTGTCTTCACTACCATTGCCATTAAAAGGTGTCCAACTTAACTCTTTAATATCTCTTACTTCTTCAGATGATGTGCCTCTGAAATAAACCTCAACTTCAGCAGAAGCTCTTACATTTGAAGTAAGTCTAACTTCTAAAGCTGTAGATGGATTATCTAATACAATTGGTCTTGTACAGTAAATAGCAGCTGATGAAGAACCACTTGATTGTTCATCATTTTTAAAGTTTGGTGTATTGATTGATGTAGGACTATTTAATCTGTTTTGAATTGTAATCATACTAATTCTTTGAGTATCAATTACAGGTGAAACTTTTGTATTTGATGTTGTCAATGAACAATTTACAAATACTGATTTACTTCCAGCCATTTCGTTTGTTTCATTTATTTCACTTGCAACCATATTTGGCGCTTCAAAGTAAATGTTATCATTTGCAACCACATTAACTGCATTTGCACTTGATGTTAATGAAAACTCTGTTTCTGCACCATGAACTGATTTACCACTTGTTGGTCTGATTGTGTAACCAATATTAGTATCAGGTACAGTCATAGTTTGTAAGTTTAACATAGCCACATCATATAATCTATTTTGTGTTGCAACTACTGAACTACCGCCTACATCTCCTGTTGATGTAGCAGTCGAACTATCTGCAATTTGAATATCATAACTATCTAAAGTTACATTTGAAATTGATGTGTATGTTCCATTGATAGATGAACCTGTAATACCATTGTAGTCTGTGCTAGCACCTAATCCTGAAATGGTTACATTGTTTGATGTGCCATGCATACCATGATTTTTATGGAATACTCTAACTACATCTGAACCACTTGTTGTTCTTAATGGGTTTGATTTTAATGTTTTACTTGGTAAAGTATCATTAACTAATGTAACATTACCAGTAACATTTGAGAATTCAGCTCTCTTCATTTTAAATTTAACATCTTCATTTTGTTCAGCAGTCCATGTAGAACCGTTTTGAGATTTAAATAATACACCAGCATAAGGTTGTTGAGAGATTGTTCTATCTGAACCTAAATTAGTTTGACCAACTCTTGACACATATACATTATACTCTTGTGAGTTTGCTAACAATACAAAAGCATACTCTGTATTTTCTTGTATAAACAGAGGACTAGGGAATGTAAATGTTGTAGCCACGCTAGCGTCTGTACTTGTTGACACAGCAGATGGATTTAATGACACCTCTGAAAAAGGTAAAATGTTCGTAGATGGATAACCATTCTTAACTTCTCTAACTTGAAGAGTTACAGGAACTTGTGAGTCTGTAGCTCCCGGTTTAGATTGGAAATATATATCAAGTGAAGTAACAAATACACCACCTTTATCATCTATCAAGAATGTTTGAGCAAGAGGATCCCACCAACCAACTTGTCTGTCTGTTCTTCTAGTTGATGTTCTTGCAATTGTTCTATTCTCTGTAGTATTTTCTCTAACAATTCTAGGCTCTCTTGTTGAAACAATTGTTTCTCTAACTGTTTCTAATGAACCACTTGCTGAATAATCTCCTTCACCAGCAGTTTCTACCTCTGAATTTAAATCGTTAGTAGATGAACTTGTTAATCTGAATACTCTAGTACCTGTTCGCCATCTAGGATTTGAATCCACAGTAGGGTCAGGTATTGCAAAAGAACCTGATAATGCACCGTTGGCGTCTGACACCAAGTTACCACCTAATGAACCACCTGTAGGTGTTACATATGATGATATATCAATATTTTCAAAGAATGGATATACTCTTGTGTTTGGTTTAAATCTTGTACCTGTAAAGTTTACTGTTCTACTTCTAATGAATGGAATAAATGCAACATTAAGAACTCTATCGCCCATTGACCGTCTAACAACTTGTGGTACAAATACACTTCTAACACCTGTTCTCGTTTGATTAACTTGTTGAACGGATGTAATTTCTTGTGTTTGTAATACTCTTCTTGGAATACCGTGAGCAAATGTTTGTTCTCTTCTAGCACCACCAATATTTCTAGTACCTGATTCTACAGGTCTACCAACCCAATTGTCTTGCCATTCATTCCAAACAGTACCTAATTGTATTTCTGTTAAGTTAGGATTTCCTAAATTAGCAGCCATAGTATCAAACATACCTTGTTGGTTAACAACTAATTCTGGCACTCTTTCTGTTTCTTTCCACTCATCTCCTGGTGGGTCTAACTCAACAGTACCAACCCATGTGAATACATTGAATGGATTAACATTTAAAAATTTACTTGCAAAAGGTTGGTCAATTAAAGTTTGTTCAGTATAAGGTAATGTAATTAAATCACCAGTTTTCTGATAATTATTATCTGTTCTATCTGTAGAAAGAATTGCTGTACCATCATTATCAGCTTCAATCAACTGAACTGAATCTGTTTTACAAATTGGTCTTGCTTCACCTGAAGCCATATCCATTGCAATTCTGTAATCTAAATTACCAACATCACCAATACCATGACCAGTAAAGTTATCTACGATAAATCCATTTTTAAATCTATCAAAACCATCTGCGTCTTGTATTTGTAATTGTTGTGTCTGTGTTTCTAATAAAGATAATTGAGTATAGTATTCAATATTTTCTATTCTTTTTTCTAATCTACCAATATCTCTCATTGTATATCTTCGATTATCAATTTGTTCTATTTCAATTTCTTCTTCGGATAGAGTATATGGTGCTAGTGACAATGTGTATAAATGCATTGCACCATCTAAATTTTTAGGAACTTGTGGGTCTAATGAAGACGCACCTTCAACAACTTTAAATGAACCGTCTTTATCTAAAAATACTTTATCAATTCTTGATAGATAGTATTCAAAATCTGTAGTTACATCATCACCAAATTTAACAACATCTACTGTTGAAGCACCTGTGCCATCAAAACTTCTATCTTGACCACCTGAATTAATTGTACTTGCGTCATCAACTCTTGGTCTAAAGTCTAAACAATCTCTTAATTGAAATGATTGTCCTGTTGTATCTGATTTGTATTCTGGAATATCTGCATAGTTAACAACACCTGAATAAGAGTCAACATCAAAATAATCTCCTGAACCGTGTGAGAAGTAATCAAAGTTAACAAGTAATCTACCTGTTGGTGTTAACTCGCCAGTTTTTAATTTAATTCTACCAATATCATAGAAGTTATCTCTTTGACCTGTATCTAATTCAAATCTACTTGTAATATCTGTATGTGATGTTGTAGCAGCTGTGCTAAAATCAGGAGACATATAAACATTATTAATTTTATAAACATCAGCCTTTGCTAAACCTATAACACCACTTTCGATAGTAGCTTGTGTAGATACTGCTACAGTAGAACCTGTATTTAATGTTTTAGTTTTAGAACCTGCAACTGAACGATTTACTGTCGCAATAATTTTTAATTCTGCGTCTGCATAAGCAGTACCAAAATCCAAGTCAAGTGTTTTTCCTGTTGGAGAACCTGATAGTGTGAATATAGGGTTGCCATCAGCATTATTACCTGTTAAACTTAGGATGTTTCCGTTAGCACCAGATGAAGCTGAACCAATTGCTTTAATAGATACAGTATAATCTCCTTCAGATAAACTAGCAAATGTTTCGTTTGTACCTGCTGAAATTTGACCTGAACCGGATGATAACTGTTTTATAAACTGTCTTCTTACTTTAAAGTTTGTATCTGTAATACCTGAATTAGAAGTAGTTTTTAAAGTCTTAACTGCTTCATTTGGCAATTTAAATATAGATACATTTTTATTTGAATCTTGTAATTTAGCTCTGTTTCTAGTTGCAACAGATTTAGTTGAAACATCTGAACCACCAACAGCAGCTGATAATGTCAAAGAAGTATTTGATATGATAGCTTCTACAATTCTAGTTACTGTTCCACCTGCGTCTGTAGAGATTGTAATTTCATCTCCGATTTTTAATTCTGTATTAAATAAAGTACCAAAACCAGTAACAGCAGTACCACTATTTGCAACTGTAATGTTACCTGTAATCTGTAAACTTTCTCCATATGATGAACTTCTTGATACATCAGCCGTGTATGCTGGTGTGCCCGCCATACCAATTTGTTTAGTAGCAGAAAAATCATATTGTCTAACACCTTTTAGGCCAACTGCGTCTGCTTGAATAATTGCTGTATTACTTGATGTGCCACCAGTAATTGTTTCACCTGTAACAAATGAACCGTTTGTACTTGATAAGACTAATACTCCGTGTGTAGCAGTACCGCCTGAAGTATATGATGTAAATCCAGTACCGTCAATTGAACTTATACCGTCTGTGGCATACAATTGAAAAGTGTTTGCTGCTGGATTTCTAACAGTATAAACATTACCATTTAATTCTGTCATACCTGCAACACTTGAAATTGTAACTTGTTGTCCTTCTTTAAGTGAATGTGCTGTTGCTGTAATAACTACAGGATTAGCTGCTGTTGCACCTGAAATTGTAGCGCTAGTAGCAGTTGTTATACTTTCTACCGTACCTGTAGCATTTGAAGTGCTACCTGTTATAGTTTCTCCCGTTGTGAATGCTGTGTTTGTAGTAACATTTAAATGAGTGAACATGTTAATGTCAAACATGTAATGTCTATAAATTGCACTTGTTAAACTTGAACTAGCAAATGTGTATGCTGAAGCAGCTCCAGTTACATATTGAAAACCTTTTGACTTAGCACGACCAATTGATGTTATAGAACCACCTGAACCTGCGTTTTCTGTACCTCTAGCACTTGTTAAAGTATCGTAGAAATTAATTCTTTTAAATGCTTCTGTAGAACCTGATACAAAACCTACATCTGGTGAACCAAATATATTTGTAACATTAACATAGTTACCTACATCAAATTTAGTAGTAAAATTATTTTGTGTATCAAAATCTCTGGCCTTATTTAAATTAATAAATGTAGTACCGATTGTTTCAATTTCATAACCTTTAACATATGCTTTACCAGCACCTAAACCTAATGCTAGTTTAGTTTCTAAACCACCGTTAGCTGAAGTGTAAATACCTCTGTTATTACCACTTTTTAAATGTTCTCTAATATCTAAATCGAAATCTCTTACTGCGTAGTCACCACTTTCATCAAATGTTCTACGAGCAAGTGTATCTTCTAATACTGCATAGTCTGTTGTTCTTACTTGATTTTGTAAGATACCTGCTTTTAATCTTAACAACTCTACAAAGTTTGCGTCATCTGTAGCAGCTAAAGTTTTCTTTGTAAGTGTTAATGTAATTTTAAATCTGTGAGCACCAGGAGCATTTAAGTTAGATGTTCCTTGTGCATTATCATTTAAACTTTGGTCATCATTTGGAGTTTCAAATGTTTCAGCAACTAATAGACCTACTCTGTAAGATGGTGTGTTACTATATTTTTCTAAAATTAAAGTTTGTTCAGCAACTTCGACATGAAAGCCGTTGATATAATAAACACCCTCTGCAATATAGGCAGCTGAACCTGTAGCACATGTATTTACTACTGCTGAAACTGTTGTTACAACTCCTTGTAAAGTTGTAGAAACAGAGATTGTTTCTCCGTCTGTAAATTTTGTAGAAGAATTATTAGTACCTGAAGTTTCGTATTGTACAAATAATGTGTTAGGGTCAGTACCGTCTGTAGCAGATATGTTAATTACTTTTGCAACAACGCCTGAAGTTTGACCTGTTAATTGTAAGTTATTAAAATCTGCAAGTGTAACACCAACTGCGGCTGAATCTGTGAATGAAGTTAACTTAACAGCATAATAATTAATATTATAACCGATTTCACCAGGAATAACCATTGCACCTTTTTCAAAAAGATGGTCTGATACTCTTTCTACTTGATTTTGTAGAATTGATTGTGATTGTGTTAACTCTCGAGCCTGAACTGCAAATGACGGTCTAAAAAGAATTCTGTGAAAATTCTTTGACTCGTTAAAGTCATCATAGTAAGGTGAGAGGTTAAAGTCAGTTGGACTTGGCATTTAACTCTCCTAAAATTCTATAACCAGTTTAATATTCTCTGTTTGGTCAGCAGCTCTTGTAATCGGCGCTCTGTTTTCAATGTAAAGAATATCACCAGAGTCAGCGTCTATTTCTGCACTTGAATATCCACTTGTAAATGCCTGGCTGTTAATAGTGCTTGTTGATGTTGTAGGTGTACCATTAGCACTTGATGTTTGGCCTGTAATAACATTTTGGCCACTAAATGCTGTTAAATTTCCATATTGGTCGATACCTTCATCAACATGTCTTGTTTGTATATAGTACAATATACTATTAACTGAATCCCATTCTACAACCTTACCTACTGCACCTGTAGAGGCTTGGTTAATTTCTTCGTCAATTGTAAATGTTCCTGAAACACCTGAAAGGTTAACTGCTTTTGTACCTCTCATTGTAGTTGATGTGGCAGCTGAACCACCTGATTTTGGATCCCTAATCAAAGTAATTTTTCTAAAGTCGTTTGCAACTGTGAAGTCACTTGTGTTTGCACTTTCAGTACCCTCTAGTGATGTATTCATCATCACATAAAATCCACCTAATTCTTCTACTGCATTAAATCCGTGTCCGCCTTTTGGTTCGATTATACAATCTAATTCTGCACCAACAAGGTTTGAAGCACCAGCGGCTACGATTTGTGCATTTGAAACTGTAGCAAAAGTATAACCTGTTCCAGGAGTTGTAACTGTAACTGCTGTTACTGTACCTGAAGTTACCGTAACTGAAACTTTACCACCCGTACCGTCACCTTTGATATCAATATTTGTATGTGTGCCGTCTGCACCACCTGAACCAGCAGTTTTAATTTTTACAATGTTAATTGCACCATCAACAGCTGCTGATGATACTGTTGAGTTTGTCGTTACTGCCATAAAGTCAGTTGACAAGAAATTTGATTGTTGCGAAGCAGATAGAGTGTACATATATTTCCACTTATATCCGTCAGCAGTTGAAATAATATCTGGTAGTGTTGTAGATGGTTCTACAGTTGAAGCTGCATTACCATTGTTATCTAAACACTTGTAAACATTTCTAGCTGATGTTAATACATAAAAACTTGCGTCATGTAATGTCGAAGCACCACTATTTGCTGTAATAGTTGATGTATTACCTGTTGCATAATCTCCATAATCATGTCTGTAAATATCGTAAATTGTGCCTGTTGTCCAGTTTCTTCTTGGTATACAGAAAGTAACATCTGTTGAAGTAATTTTTTTAGCCGCAATTAAATCATCATAAGGATATGTCTGAGCAGTTGTATTATCTGCTGGTGTAATTGGAGCTGCGTCTGTTCCCTCGTTATTTGTTCTACTATCTGCTCTTGTAGATGTAGCAAAAGGTTGAGGTCTTCCGATACCTAGGTAAAATGTATTACCTGAAGCTTCAGAAAACGCCTCTGAAAATTGTTCACTATTGTGAATTCTAAATCTGTCTGTTATAATTGCTGGCATACTATTTTATTTCTTCCTTAACTATATTTATACAAGTTTTCATTAGCTATATAGTTTCTTGTTTATTAAAATTGTTTTATAAGCATTTTTGACTTCCGTTGTCCAAGCAGCATTACAAGCATTCTGTATTTCTGTTGAAAAACTTGATATATCACTATCAGTCCAAACTTCGCTATCGTCTATGGTACCTGGTCCTAAAGTAGACCTATGATGAGTTTGACTAGTTACATTATCGTCATCATCTGTTACTGTTGTGGTTGTTCTATAATTTAGAATACCCCTACTATCTAATTGCCATTTATCTATTGCTGTTGTTGTTGCCATAATCTATCCTAATCTATATCCGTTGTGTAAGTAAATGTAGCTTTTAATGTTCTATTACCTATTTGACTTCTTACTAATGGCACATTGTCCGTTCTTGACTTCATACTTCCGCCTGTTCCAGATACCTCTGAATAAACTGGTTCATTGTGTCCTTCAACTAATACATTAAAAGAAATTGATTCACAATCATTGTCTCCAGAAAAAGGTAATCCACCAAAAGAAGAAGCTTGAGAAGCGTCTCCTGGTCCTGCGTTATAAGTAGCACTTACATCCGCTTGTACAAATTTACCAATTTTAATATATTTTGCCTCTGCTACAGAAGCAAATCCTATATTTGTTGTAGGGGTCCATGTTCCTGTTTCAACGGTATTACTACCAAAATGATGTAAATTATTTGCTAATGTTCTTGTTATTGTTCCCATTATAGATACCTAATTGTAATTTCTGCCGTATTTGCCGGCGCCGTTGCCATGGTTAATGTTGTCCCAGAAATTGTATAATCATCAGTAGGAACTAAACAAATACCATTTACGAATACTAACATGTCATCAACAACTTTACCTGCTGTAACAGTATATGCTGTTGTTGAACCGTTTCCTGTATATTTTTGAACTGAAGGTATTTTTTGTCTAATATACAAAGTACCATTCATTGCACCGTGTGATGAACAAATATAATAAATTGTTATTTGGTCACTT